AAAAATAGCAGATACGCAGACATGCGTCAGCTATCTTTAATGAGTGTAGCAATATTTAAACATTTTCCTGAGGTAGAAAAAATTAAATCAGCATTATTATTTTTAGTGAGCAAAGAAGTTTTACGAGCTGATTATAAAACTGAAAAAGTAGATGATATGTTTGAAGAATGGGGGACATTAGTAAAAAGAATAGACCATGCTTATGAAAGCGGAATATTTAATGCGTCGCCTAATTTTGCATGTCGTAGTTTTTGCCCAGTACAACAATGTTCTCACTGGGGTAAATAATGGCTAAGAAAAGAAAAAGAAACTACCAAAAAGAAAACGAGTATAAGAAAAGACCAGAACAAATAGCTATGAGAGTCAAAAGAAACGCCGCTCGTAGACAACTCATGAGAGAAGGATTAGTAAAAAAAGGTGATGGCACACATGTAAACCACATAGTCGCACTAAGTAAAGGTGGTTCTAATGATAGGAAAAATTTGAGCGTAAGAGACGGAAAAAAGAATAGTTCCTATGCTAGAAATAGTGACGGCTCAATGAAGGGAAAATCTCGAAAAACATAATGTATTGATGACATGACTTTCTATATAGACGTAAAAAGCTCCAAAGGTATTAGACGTATAGAAGTAGAAGCCATAACGTCAGATGAAGCAGAAGAAAAAGTTAAAAACCTTTTAGGGGAAGCTTATTTTATAGAGTCAATCTCTACATTTAAAAGAGAACAACGGTCATAGGGGAAGGTTAAGTGTTAGATAGTTTATGCTTAGTGTTTTACACAGCATATTTCAAATGGACTGACGGTTCGTATCATGCCTTCCCTCAAACAACGAACCGAATTGAAATTAAAACTGTAAAGTTTAGAACTCTTCTTCTCAAAACCAAAAACAATACTTGGTTTGGGATTATAAATGGGAAAATTTTTTATGGCTCTTTTAATAAGTACAGAGAAAACGTTTGCAAGCTCGCGAGTCACGAGCGATTACCTGAGATAGCGTATAAACCATATTCGATTTTAGAGGAATAAGATGCAATATATAAAAGAAACTAACATTTTAAGAGCGCCAACACCTAAAGAAATAAAAGACCTTAGAACTAAGACTGGGCTAACAGTTGCTCAAGCGGCTAACTTAATACATAAAACAGCACGTTCTTTTCAAAGATGGGAAAGAGGTGATGGAGATATGCCACTAGCGTATTGGGAATTATTCGAGCTTAAATGCAAAGTAATTAAAATGCGTGAAGGTGCTGTAGCATAAATGGATGATTTCTATGTTCCTAACCAAAAAGAAATACGAGGACATAGATTACGTTCTCAACTAACACAAGGAGAAGCCGCTAAGTGTTGTTGTGTAGCTCAAGCTACATGGGCTAGGTGGGAAAGCGGAAGAAATAAAATGCCGCCGGGACTATGGAAACTATTTTTAATTGAACTTAAATATAAAGATGATATTGAGGAAGTCGAGGAGGAATTACCTGCTACCTCATTAGATGAAATAACTGAAACATGGGACCAAGATTACATAAACCATTTAAAGAGAGGTTGATATGGAAAAAGAATTACTAAAAATGGACGGCTATAACGATTGCATAATGGGGAAAGTATCAGGGGCTGGGATGCCAGATAAAATATGTTACAACTATGAAAAAGTAATTAAGAAAAATATGGACATGGGTATGACACACGAAGAAGCAGTAGAATATTTTGAGTTTAACCAAGGTGGTGCATACGTAGGAGAACATACTCCATGCTTTTTAGAAGATATTGTAATGCTGGAATATGGTGAAAAAGATAACGATGAAGCTTGAAGAACGTAAGTGTACTAAATGTGGTTCTATTTACTACCATAAACTTAAATATAACGGAGCTAAACAATACTGCCATAAATGTTATTTAGTTAAACGAAGAATTTATGAACAACAAAGAATTGATAAATTTAATGCAGTATTAAAATATCGTGGGGATATTACATGGCCTCACGTCAATAATAAATCTAAAATATTTGAAACGGGGATGTTTGGTTACAATGGAAATATATAAAGATAAAGCATTAATAGTAAACACTAAAAACCCTAGCAATATAATATCTGCTATACCTAAAAGTAAGATTTTAAAATCTTATGAAAACGGTGTGACACAAGTTGTAGTAAATTGGGGAATTGATGAAGTAATTAAATTATCTAAATTAGTTAAATTCCCACCTTCCCCAATTACTAAAGATTATAAATGGCCCGGTATTTTCAAACCATTTAAACACCAAAAAGAAACAGCAGAGTTTTTATCCGCACATAAACGTGCGTATTGTTTAAGTGAAGCTGGAACAGGTAAAACCTCAGGAGTTATATGGGCGGCTGATTACTTAATGAATAAAGGTAAAATTAAACGAATGCTAGTTATATGTCCTCTCTCAATAATGAAAGCTGCATGGGAAGCAGATTTGTTTAAAACCGCTATGCATAGAACTGTATCTATAGCTCATGGTAGCGCTGAAAAAAGGAGAAAAATACTCAAACAGAATACAGATATTGTAGTTATAAACTACGATGGTATTGAAGTTGTTAAGAAAGAGCTACAAAATGGTGGGTTTGATTTAATTGTAGTGGACGAAGCTAACTACATTAAGACAGTAACCACTAAAAGATGGAAGTCTTTAAATAAATTAATTAATCCTGACACGTGGGTATGGTTATTAACTGGAACACCTGCAGCTCAATCACCTTTCGATGCATATGGACTAGCTAAGATGGTAGACCCAACTTCTGTACCACGTTATGCAGGGACGTTTAAAGATATGGTTATGCAAAAAGTTGGTCAGTTTAAGTGGATTCCTCGATATAATGCTAAGGATGTAGTGTTCAAAACGCTTCAACCCGCTATTCGGCACACTAAAGAGGAATGCTTAGATTTACCAGATGTACTATATACACATAGAGAAGTGGATTTAACACCACAACAAAATAAATACTATAAAAAACTTAAAAAAGATATGTACATGCAAGCGGCTGGGGAAGAAATTACTGTGGTGAACGCAGGAGTTATGTTGACTAAATTGCTCCAAGTCAGCGCAGGGTCTATCTATTCAGATGATGGGGAAACTATAGAGTTTGATATAAAAAATAGAATCACCGCACTGAAAGAAATAATAGAGGAAGCAAGCCATAAGGTATTAGTGTTTTGCGCATTTAGACATAGTATAGATAGAATTAAAGACGAGTTAAGTAACAGTAATATATCTTGTGAACCCATACATGGGGATGTATCCATGAATAAAAGGTCAAAGATATTTGATGATTTCCAAAAAACTCCGGACCCGCAGGTATTAATTATTCAGCCTCAGGCTGCTTCTCATGGTATTACACTTCATGCAGCTAACGTAGTAGTTTTCTGGTCTCCAGTGATGTCAGTAGAAACTTACATACAATGTTGCGCTAGAGTTGATAGAGCTGGGCAACGTAATCCTATGACTGTGGTTCATTTACAAGGTAGCCCGGTCGAAGAACGAATGTATAAAATGCTGCAGAGCAAAATAGACCTTCATACTGAATTAGTTAATTTATATAAAGACGAGATAGGGGTTTGACAATGTAAAAATATATGCTATTCTTAGGTTTTAATTAAATGGGGGTAAATAAAGGTGAATGAAATCATGACGAGTACTAGAAGTGAGGGGGTAAAAACAGTTGTAGAAATGATTGAAATCGAATCTATGACTGGCGAAGACATTGAACGGCTCATGAAAGCCGACATCAAGATGCGTGAAACCATAGCTCACAAAGAAAAAGAGATAAAAGAAATAAAAGAACAAAGATCAGAAGTTCAAGCTATTCTTATTGAAGCTTGTCGCCATCTAAAATCTGATAGCCTTAAAAATAAAGTGGGAACACTCACTAGACGCATTAAAAAACGTTATTGGACTACAGACTGGCCCAGCATGTACAAGTTTATTAAAGATAAAGGGTTGATTGAGTTTATGGAAAAAAGGTTAAATCAAACTAACATCAAAGAATATATAGCTGAAAACCCTGATGAATTACCACCCGGATTACAATCATCTTCTGAATATACGGTGTCTATCCGTAAAAATAGAAGC